AGTACCAAATGGATAGGAATCGAAATGACCCCTATCCTAATAGACTCAATGTTTATGCTTATTTGTCCTTTTCTTTGGTCTGTCCTCATTGTTGAGGATGGCCAGAAGGTTGCTTGCTTTCCCGGACCACTCGGACATGAGTGACTTCAGGTCTGCGGCAGCGGCGGTGTAACCATGATCGAGATACCACCTCTTTATTCTCCGCCACGTGCCTGCTTCCTCAGCAATAGCTTGATTGGTCATGATACTCCTCCTGTTGTTGAAAATGTACAAAGATGGCACACAAAGAAGTGTGCCACAATTTGCTGTCTATCCTTTTAGTATGCCCGATATAATGTTGACAAGAAAGTTGGTTGTAGCCAACTGCTTTTCTTTTTTCTCACTGATAAGCGAGCGGAAGTATTCAACCCTCTCATCGATGACAGCCTTGTTTGCATCACTGGCGAAGTGGTAAGTAATAAAAGCGTTGAAGTCATGAAATTCCTTTGTGTCCCTTTTATACTCTTTTCCGTCGGTGACAACATCAACAGCAAGGAGAGCGATGGCCATTTTCAGGCCAAGATTTCCGACCGCGTATTCAAACCTTCTACTTTGGTCGAGGGCTCTGATCATCAGAGTTGAGTTGGACGGGACCTTCATGTCAGGAACTTCATGTTCTCTTTTCAGGTAGTTCAAAAATACTTTTGCCATGTTCTCCTCCTGTGGTGCCTAAATGACAAAAGAGGGCGGCAGATAATTGCCGCCCAAATAGCTATACGATGGCGCTTGGGTGAAGGTCGTAGCTGATAACCGCTCCGCAGGCCCCACAAACAACGAACTTCTCGCCGGGGTACCCATCAACGGTTTTCAAATTCTTGCGTTCTCCGCACCGCTGGCATGACGACACAAGCCTTTGGTGGGCTCGGTGTAGGTGTCTGACACTACAGCCAAGATTGATTTCAAACTGACGGCAAATTTCTTCGGCTTTGCCGTGGAACCGTTCTCCGGCGATGGTCATGAAAGTAACCAGCCCATCATGGAAGACAATTTTCAACCCATCGTGGCTCTTTCGAAGTTCATATTCGATGAAACCATATGGGTCATGTTCTGGGCCTTCGTAACCATGGGCAATTGTGATTGTGGAGCTTCCGGTCCTGATTGAGGTCTCATGACAAACTTCTCGCATCTGGATTCTCCTCCTGTCAAAAGATAAAGTACAAAAGTGGGTGGAGCTTCTGCCCCACCCAAAATTCAGATCAAAGATTTCCCATCCACAATGAAAATGGAGTAGGTGTAGACCGTCTCGATCTCTGGCTCATCGTAGAGGTACTCACAGTGAGAAACTTGTTTCCCAATGTAAGGACCCCACTTATTCCAGCGCCACCCACCTTTCGGTGGTTGATCCTTCTTGTCAAGACGAACCAAGGAGATGACAAACTTCTCTTTGCTGGCCTCAAAGTCAAAGGCCTCGAGAAGCTGCTCCGGGGAATCACAGACGCCGTAGTCGTTCAGACCCCCAATCAGGCTCGGCACCCCGGCGATGTCAAGGTCCATGAAATACATCATGTCCTTTAGTTTTTCCTGCACCTCGTGCTCAAAGTTCCAGTGAGAACACAGATACACGCCCTTTTGCAGTCTCACCGGCGGCTCTCCTTCACCAGCAACAATCCTTGACACGGCAAGGAAAGGGTTGATGTTGAAGAGCTTATCCGTGGGCAGCTTTTCGGGGCACAGTAACGTCACGTCAGTTAGCATGACACTCCTCCTGCTTCAGGTTTAGTACAAAAGAGGATGGGGCAAAGCCCCATCCAAATGTTGGTCTGCCTAATTAGTCATCCCACGCGGCATCGAACGCATCATAGTCGTCAAGATCATGATCGTAGTAATCGTAAGGCTCATCATCCTGTTCCCTGAGTTCCTCATCATGGAGGAAGTCACCAAACGCATCATACATGTCGAGGGTGTAGAGGTCGTCCATGTGCTGTTTGTCGATTTTGCGCTGTTCAACCATTTCCTCCTCAACACAGAGGAGGTGGTTGCGAAGCTCTTCCTTGAGAAGCCGCTTTACCCGGCGGCGGGCAAGATGCCGACTCTTAACCTTATCCTTATGTGATGGTGCACACAGCTTCCAAAAGCCGCCACCAAGGGAGGATTTGCGAAACAGCGCCTTCCTGAATGTATCCGACATGATTTAGTCTCCTCCTGTATTACAATTACCAAATTAGTAAAGGGGATGGGGCAGAGCCCCATCCTAATTTGTTCCGCAACGCCCAAGCAACCAGGGCAGTACCTTATCGTGGTACTGTTCTTTGTAGTCGACCTGGAAGGTGTTGCGTTTTATCCGTTTTACTGAAACCATGACAGGAACCACGGATTCATCCGGCACGAAAGTCTTTGCAAACTCGTTGTACCTCATGCCGTGGGTAACTTTCTCAAAGCACCCAGGTATCCTTATGCCTAAGTGAGCATTTGGACCAAGGCGCTTGAGAACCAGTTGATCGTCAAGCTGCATGGTAACTTGCATTACACGTCCTTCTTTTTACCAACGGCGCGGGTACTCTGGATGCTTGCTGTTCTTCTTTTTTGGCTTGCTGCGTTCAATCACGTCTTCAGTAACGCTCTCTATGATCTTTTTTGCAGCAAACACAAGCATGCAAAAGGTGAAAATGACGAGGATAGCACCAAGCACCATTTCAAAATCCATAATGGTCACCTCCTGTTGTTGAATAACAAAAGAGGGTGGAGCTTATGCCCCACCCAAATGATTATCTTGTCATATCATACTTCCAGTGATCCGGTCCGAAAGCAACGTGACAGGCCACCTTATCCGAGATGGCCTTATCGCGCGCCAGCTTGGCGTCCCCCTTTTTGAAGAAGGTGCCATATTCCACAAGAGCATGCCCGGCATGGCCCCTCAACTCAAAGAGGGCAGGCTTGCGCTGGATGTGGACGGTGGGAATCACCGTGGCCACGGCCTTTTCCTCATTGGCTGCCTTTTTGGGTTCCTTTTTGATGCGTGGCTTTTTTGAAACCTTTGCGACCTTTTTCTTCTCCACGTTTTCACGCTTCATAGAAGTTCTCCTCTTGTTGTGTCACTAAAAGTGACAAAGTGGATAGGAGGATCGAAACACCCCCTATCCTAATAGACTCAGTTGAAACCCTGGATGAATTCCCTTGCCGCTTCCTCAGTCCCTTCCATAATGGCGTCGAGACCGAGGACACTAACAAGCGTGCCGGCGGACTTTTCAGTCTCTGCATTCTTTTTGATGTCTGACAGCATGGATGTGATTGCGCCACGAAAATCACCGACCTCAATGTAGGCCATGGCACGGTCCTTGCACCATTGAAGATGCTTTTGCCTTTCCGTAAGCTTTGGGTGGAACCACCACCCACCGTAGATACTACCATCCGTCATGGTGAGCATCTGTCTGTGTCCAGAGATACACAAGTTGTCTGGGTTGCCGAGGTTTCTGACGGAAGCAACGGTCAACGCATAGTCAGGGTTGTCCGTAATCCCAGGCTTGTGAAGGCATACTAATTCATCATCAGTACGAAACCTCACCACGTCCCCAGGTGAAAACGTTCCTTCTATGAATGGGATTGGAATCCAGACTGCGTCCGGGGTGGTATCAATCCCGCTGTCACAGCCTTCGTAGTCCTCGAAGATCCCCATTTCATGGGAATCATCACGTTCATCATAATCAGGCATTAAAGGCTCTCCTCTTGTCATAGCATTTATAACAAAAGAGGTGAGAAACACAAGTTTGATCCTCACCTGAATAGTTTAGTAGTCAGATTACATATACGGACACCATGATGACAACCAAAAGCCACCCAATGGGGCCGTAGAGTTTTCCAGGAACAAGCATTGAAAACGATAGGCAGAGGATAGCCGCCAGCAACAGCAGCCACCTGAAGAACTCGTTGGCGTACATTTGTTCATCCTCCTGGAAGGTAAATTACCAAAAGGAGGTCACAAAGCGTGACCTCCAATAAATTTTAGTCGATGACCCTGTCCTGCGGAACGTAGACAACGCCAATTATTGCGGCTTTCTCAAAGTGGTAGGAATCAGGCTTTTCATACTCGGCCTTGGACATTGGCAAAACCATCATTCCATCGGTAAACCAGCCAACGTTCCCGGACGTAGACCCGGATTTGTAGACGCGCTGCCCAGCTTTCAGGTTCTTCAACATTGCCAAAGCGGCATCATTTCTGACTGAAATGGACTTGTGAGAAGCAAGGATGCAATCAATCATTTCATCCGCAGCATTCTCATCTCCGTCCAGCCATAGGTAGATTTCTTCAGCATCACGCTCGGACAAGCTTTCAAGAAGCTTCTTCAGTGACTCATGCATGATCACTCCTCCTGGCTAGGTTTGTCAAATGTTCAAACAAGGGAAGCGTGAAGTGTTCAGATATGCTTCCCTTAAAGCAGTTCTACCTGTTTGCTTCTTCATCACGGGCATACTTCAGCCACCCCTCATGGAGATCCTTTTCATTTATTGGCCCCCATGCGGATTTAGAAGCGTTCTTTATTATATGTGCCTTGAACTCTTGTTCCGTCAAACCGCGCTCATGGGTGGGGTTGAACGGTTTGGAGGAGATTGCGTAGGACTTGTTGACGTTTTTACCGGCAAGCCAGCCCGTTGATATCTCAAACACCATTTTATCTATGTGGGTGTAAATTTCACCAGTGTGAAACTGCTTCCCACGTGAGATACCAACACAGTGAATATTCAACCTCCCAACCTTGTAAACTTTCCATGAGTGAGTGGTCATGTAGTAGCCAGCGTCGTCCTCAACGTAGACGTGATCTCCAACCTTCAGAGACCTTCTCCAGGAGACTTCCGGCTTAGATGTAAGAAAGTATTCACGCTCAGCCATTAAACGGTAGGCTTCATCGTCTGAAACGCTACCAGCAACACCTTTGGTAATCTCCATTGATCTTTTCTGTATTTGTAGCCGTGAAAGCATAATATCCTCTCATTGGTTTTTTTCCCCAGCCATAGGATTAGACTTAGATGAATGTACATCTACAAAAAACGATAGAAGTAATCCCAAAGATAATATCCTTGAGTATTACCCCATATTGAAAGGGTTAAAGGTGGTGAGATATCAACAAGGCTGAAATGCCTTTCCATCCCACCACCCCCATAACAGGAGGAGGAGAACCATAAAGGGCATAATGTGAAAGCTTATCTCAGTATCTAGCCCGGTTAAACCCCTTGATAGTCAAGGAAAACACACAACACGTGGTATGAAACACCACACACTAGTCATAGAAAGTACGTAGAAAGTGGGTTTTTTGGGGGGCCTCGCACGACCATATAAATCTCTTGTTGTTTTTGTTTCCTGGGATGATGATCTTTTTATCCAACACCCAATGGCATTTGGATAGCTCCTATGTCCACGCAGGAAGCGCCCGCTCACCCATGCATTAAGATTATACGTGTGGATAACCCAAATGTGTTTCCCACAACCAACCTTAACACCCTTGTTGATCAGGTTTGTGCTGGATGCCCGTAGCATGTTGAGTTGTAAGTGGATGTGTCCTGTGTCCGTAAGGGCTGGACACTTAGTTGGATAGTCTCTTACCCAATTTAACTTCCTGGCCTTGGCATTGCAGCCAAGGGATTATCCTTCTAGGTAGCACTGCCATTTGAAGGGTTGTTCAGTCATCTAGTATCCAAGTGATGTCAGTGGGAAGTTTCCCAACTGATCAGCTTTACTTAGATACACTTGCCCTGTATCCCTGTGACCGCTATGAAGCCAGCCCTATAAGGGGGGAGGTTTTCCGCCAGCCATGAGTGCCACTTTCCCCATTGCGGGTATCGCAGCCTTTTTATGTTATCCGTCTCATGCGGTACGGTGTGCCACAATTTTTGCGCTCTGTTTCCGGGTAGCGTTCCCGGCCGGGCATTCAATGTAGTCCCTTATCCCGACTTGGGCAATGCAACTCAGCAGTACCAACTTCCTTACCACAACAGCGCATTACCCGTAACCATAATGCCATAGGTAGGGGCTCAAATCAATAGTGTTAGTTAACATCACAAATACTTGAAAACACTCACTATTACTTGACCTCCAAAGTAATTCACCTGAAGGCTTTCACCATTCAATGTTCGTCCTCACCAGGATCGAAACATCACCTATCGCGATAGGGCGTTTTTTATCCAGCCTCACTGAACTCGTCGTGGCTTTTGTTTTCCCCCAAGTTGTCTTCTTCCCCAGTGTGTGTGTATAATCTGGCGCGAAGAAGAAAACAAAAACGAGGATCTCTTACTGTGTGTAGATGTATCTTGATTATGTGTATATGGATATGTATATGGATATGTGTAAAAGGATCTCTTACTGTATATATTGGATAGATACTTTACTGTATATATTGGATATGTGTAAAAGGATCTCTTACTGTATATATTGGATAGATACTTTACTGTATATATTGGATATGTGTAAATGGCATTTGGATAGCTCCTATGTCCACGATTTGGATAGCTCCTTGGATAGCTCCTTGGATAGCTCCTTGGATAGCTCCTATGTCTCAGCGTGTGTATAATCTGGCGCGAAGAAGAAAACAAAAACGAGGATCTATGCCTAGGATAATTTACTGTGTGTATCAAAAACGAAACGTTGTCTATCCAATAAGCAAAAATTTGATTGAGCCTACTGGACTCTTCCTCTTTGTTTGTTTCTTCCCCCGTGCATTTGACCAAAGCAATTGAGGATCGAAACACCCCTTATCGCGATGGGGGCTGGTCCCTCCTCCATGACAATCTTCCTCGTTGTTTGATTGGCCCTCCTCTTTGGGGTCCTCTTCTTCCCCCGCGTTGGCACGCTTCTTGCTTCCTCTTCCTCCTGGCATGATTCTTGCTTCCTCTTCCTCCTGGCATGATTCTTGCACATGCATCTTCCATGCCACGTGGTGGCACTATATGTGTATATCCATGATGCATATTTCTTGCCAACTATGGTGCAGGAATAAAAAAAGCCCCCGGCCCAATGAAGGGCTAGGGGCAGTTGAGGTTAGCGCGTTGTGGCGCGGTAAATGAGCCATAGGGCAACGAACCACGCCACCATGCCACCAGGCACGGCAACAAAAGGGTTGAGCCCCTGCCCTACGTATTGCCATTGCCAGCCAAGCCAAAAGGCAAGGGTGCCAATCAGCACATAGGCCGGGATTGTGAACATGTAAAAACACGTTTTGATCATGTGTACTTCCCCCTAATGCCAATGTGCGTTGCCAGTTAAATGCATCATGATCACATGGCAGCGCTCATGATGAATTGCATCAATGATTTTGCCAAGCGGTAAAGTGTTATCCACAAATACCGTTGGGCGTGGCATGGTGAAAACAACAAATGCCAGTGTTCTCATGTGAGCATCAAACCCGTGATGCGCTGCCAAGGCTTTAATGCTTTCTGTATCCTTGCCAATGACCACAATGTCAACACCGCTTAGATCACGCTGGCATTCAACAGGATAAGGGTTGCCCGCTTGATCGTGCGCTGGGTACCCTTGCCCGGCCACGGCCCCGGTTGACAGTATCAGGGCCGTGGCAACAAGTAACATCCTAACCATGGCATTACCTCACATGAAAAAAGCCCCCAACCCTTTTGAGGTTAGGGGTCTTTTGTGGTTGCTGTTCAGGCGGCAGGCGCGGGCTGTACGGTAGGGGTTTCATTGGCCTGGGTGTTAACCTTGGCCGGGGCCTTACCCTTGCCCTTGCCCTTGCTGGTGCCCTTGGTGGTGCCCTTGGCCTGTACCTTGCCCTGCCCCTTGACGGGGGCGTTGCTGGCACCCTTGCCCTTGCCCTTGCCGGTGCTCAGGCTGACGCGGTACACCACGTGGTTGGCCTGATTGTTTGCCATAGGCTCACCCTTCAACAGGCCGGCCGCAATGAGCGCACGGCGCTTGTTGTTTTGTGGATTGCCGCACGCCATAATGACTTGAAGGTTGGTGGCACCAGCCGGGCGTAGGTACATGGCCAGAGCAAGCGCGACCTTTGAGCCCGGGCGTGCGCCCAAAGTGTGCGCTGCGGTCAAGTCAGCCGGTGACGGCTTGGCCCCCATGGTGGTGGGTTGCCACTGCTTGAGGTAAGGCCCGTACCAATCATTAATGGTGCCGGCCTTGGGGGTTGTGGTGGTGGTGGTATTCATCTTTGCCATGATATGAACCTCACATAAGGGGTTAAAAGCCTGATATCCTTTTGATTTTTTGCCTTGTCCGCCTGGGTGACTATGGAGGGTGCCCTGGGCTTTTATGGTGGCGTGTTCCTTGGCTTACAAATGCATTATATGTGATGTCACATAACATGACAATGGGTTTGTTAGGTGTTTTTGTTTTTTTCATTCATCCAAACGTGTGATTGAAAATGCCAAGGGGCAATGCATTTTATCATCCATGATGGTGTCTTCTTCCTTGCGCGCAAATGTCAAACCAAAATTCAAACGCACGCCTATCCGAGGGTATGGGAGGTCGGATTTGGGGAGGGGTATCCCCCCTGGAACCGGGCCACTCTCAGACTAAATACCAAATTTTTTCCAGGCAGGAGTATCTTTAACACTAAAATCATATGGCAAACCTATATGAATGTTTTTTATCCGTGTAGTAAGTGTGCGTTGCTATCTAAATACCAAATTTTTTCCAGGCTCACTCTTCCACGGTCGGTTTATATAGTGCAAACCCCCTATGTAATGCTTTGTGCCCGGCTGTGTCTACATAGTGCATGAAATGCAAAAAGTGTTTGTCCCTATATGTTTTTCATGTTTAATGGATAAATTTTTTTGGATATAAAGATATGAAAAGAGCCTATCCAGGTTTATTTGGATAGGCTCTCTTTGTACAATCTCACGGTGGGTCACAAATTAAAGATGGTTTAGTTATCTTCAACATTCTCTATTTGGGGCACAATTTACCCGTGGTTTAGATATGTTCTTTACATCCTGGTTATGGGGAATGGCTACCATGGTTTAGAAAGTATCTAAAAACATTCTTCCAATGGTCCACAAGTGCGTGATAATGGTTACTTCTTCAAAACAGTTCCAAATTGGGTCACAACTCAAACATGGTCTTATCTCAACACAGTGTTGGGTCACAATTTATATATGGTTTGATGCTTCCTTACAGATGCAGTGTGGGCCCCAATACCAATTTGGTTTTACCCTTTTGATTCCTTTACAAACCTGAGATGGGTCTTATTACAATTATGGTTTTACAGTCAATATCTGGATCTCATGTCATGGTTGGTTTGGAAAGTGTTTGCAATCTCTCGATTGGGACTCATACTTCATCTGGTGTGGGTATCTTTTACAGCGCTCGATCGGAACACATTCTTTGTCTGGTTTACTTCTTTTACAAACCCTGTTTGGTTTACAGTTACTTTCTGGTTTATAGGAAACTTAACAAACAGGAGATGGGTCTCATCACGATCTCGGTCTTTGGCTAGGTTAAGGCTAAGTCTAAGACAACGCTCGACACGGGACTCATTTCTTCACTGGCCTGATACTGGTTCTTGCTCTTTGCGTCCACGTGCTAGATAGTCGTCTTGTGGGTCGCATGCCTCCACTGGAACTCAAAAAAACCTTGGCATGGTCACTGGTTAAATCTCAAACCGCTTCTTATCCCAGCCTGCCGCAGTCCCACCACATAGACGTGGTATCCTATCCTCCAGGTAGATTACCAAGGTTACGTTTTCCAGGTAATCCCATTTGATGTTTCTGACCATCTGGACAAAGTCATCGTCAATCAAATAGGAAGTTGACAGGCCCAAGACAACAGTCTCGCTGTTCTTGTTGCCGCCAAAACCGTCCTGTGCCGCAAACGCCTCCTCATGCCCCCTGGCAGTTAACCAGTTGTTCAGATCACGTGTGCGGCTTTCAATGTCCTCAGCAACGTCAAACGCAAGAACAAAGGTTGTTACTTGACTCATCTATCTCTCCTGAAAGCTTTTGCACGTCCATGATGGGTCTCAAGTGGGAAATGGCAACATTTGGGTAAAACAATCGTGGTTAGGATCACATCCTTGGTCTGGTTTGGTGCTTCGGGTTCCCCATGGATCACAAAGCCAACGTGGTTCTTTTCTGAACATTACCATACTGGGGCACAGACGCCGCTTGGTATCTTTACACAAATTCCCACGGGACATCCTTAGAGGTTAAGTGATGTTTTCCTTCCTCAAATAATGTGCAAGTGTATTCAACATCACCAATCAGGAAAACTTTCTGTGTTGTCTTGACCACAAGAAGCTCTTGGTTTCCAAGTAAAACAATGTCCCCTGATTTTGCAATGGCGTTTTCAGGCTTTACAAAGACAGATATCTTTGTTGTACTGCTTGGAATTAGTCTTTGTACCGGGGGATTCTCAATCATTTGTGCCACCCATAACGCCCTGATAAGGAACCATGTCGTTGTCGTTTGGTTGTGCGTTCGATTTGGCTGGGCCTAATGTCTCAGTGCAGCCCTACAGCGTACATGGAAGTGATCAAAACCCTGCGACGAAAAATCATAGATTGCTGCCCACGACGAACCAACCTCATCTTCCTTGAAGTGTTTTCCGCAGTTGGAGCATTTATCCATTTTTATAACCCCTACCAAACAGGAACGCTTGAGTCCCATTCATCTGACAACTTCTTTGCATTCTTTTTTCTTTTGTTGTTCTCTACATATTCCATAAGGGCATTTCCAATGATGCTGGCCTCTTCAATTGACAGCAAGACTATTACGTCTTTGGTCGGCACATCCTTACCATTAAAAAGTTGTCCGCTTTTCATCTTAGCTTCCTTTGTGTGACAGTTAACCCAGAATCCTTATCCATCCTCACCTTTACTGCATACTGATTGCCAATCAGAAAAACAACTTCATTATCTCTCATCTGGATAATTGGTGCCGGGACTTCAGAAAGTGGAATTTCTTGTTGGACTACAGAAAGTGGAATTTCTTGTTTGGTGTAGTTTGACACCAGTTTTCCAGAAACACTATCTTCAGGTTTGGTGGCCATGTTGTTTTACATCCCATATGAAGCAAGCGCCTAGTGGGTAACAGGTTATTCCTGGCAAACACAGACTAAAAGTTGGCTTCAGGATAATATTAACTTTTAGTTTTCTGTTTTGAGTTTGACTTCCTCAAAAAGGTTGTCCCTTAGAAGTGTTGCCGCACGCTTCAGATTGGAGTACTCTTTAATCATTATGCCACAGTTTTCTCCTGGAAGGATGTCATGAATGATGTCACAGATGGTCCTTAGCTTCTGGAGATTGGTTGCCTTGATATATTCTAATTCATTCATTTGTCATTCTCCTGTCACGGCTGGTTTGGAGCTCAATCAGGCTACTGGAAATCTAACACGTTTCTTGTGGATCACAGTCTTTGGTGGTTACTTCTGTACATTCATCCAGTTCAAATTTCCTAATGTGACCACCAATGCCATTAAAAAGTCCAAGTTGCCACGTGGGCCTTGCCTTTCTAATAAGAAGGACTTTGTCTGGCTTCCTTCCATTAAAGGCAACGCCGGCAACGTAGCTGTTTTCCATGTCTGGCATTTTGTCACCTTTGTCTTAGCCTGAGAAGGAGTTGATTATCCCACTTTCAAGGAGTTTGCACAGTGTGCAGCTTTCATCCAGCCAAACATCGTGGGCTGTTTTTTCAATCGGTGAGTATTTGTGGCTGTTAGATATCAACGAGTTTTCCCTGATCATAGCCCTTGCTTTATTCTCATCACCAGCAATAACAATGTGCCCCCCATGGCATTGTTTCTGGATCAAACTTATACTTTTCAATGGCCGTGTTCATATCATGGATGATTATTTGACAGGCACCCATTGCAACCCCTTGAGAGCCACCCCCCCCTGTTATATGCAGCCATGGCATAGGGGGTATATTCATCATGGTAAAGGTCCAGGGCAAATGGGCCACTGTTAAACGTTTTACCATTGTCGATGTCAGCAGCAAGGAGTGGGTATTCCTTCCTGCACGCACCTGCGTAGGCCAACACAGCGGCTTGCACGGCGAGTGTGATTGAACCATCTTCACTTTTTTCTAAGACAAAGTAGGAACAATCACAGTGTTTTTGTCCTTCTTTGTCTCGACCATCTATGCGCGTCACCACCACATTCTTACCGTTTGAGGTAAGGCCGTTTGCATACATGTGGTCATCCGCATCCTTGAAATCAAATTTTGGGTACAGCCCACGTGTTTTGTCACCCATGACCATTTTCCTTCTTTTCACTTGTTGTTTTGCTATGTTGTGAGAACATTTTGCCCATGTCAGGGCAATGATACGAAAGCAGATAGCCAAGGTGGATTATATCTTTCTCGGTTGGGACCAGGTAATAATCCTCGTCGAGGTCCATCATCTTTACAGTTTTGCTTTGGCAGGCGGCAAGCATCGCCCATGTTCTTTGCCAGAACATAAACTCATCAAGTCCTTGGCGTCTGCCTCGTGTCATGCCGCCTTGTCCATGGAATTTGTGATGAATTCAGGGAGAGTGCTGGAACGACGGTCTTCAGTCCACTCTTCCCAGATCCTCTCAAGGAATTTCTTTTCCATATAGCGTTTGGCCCTACTGTGAATGTGCCCTTCGCTTCGTGCAAGCTCTCCAGTCTTTTTGGAAACCCAAATTCCGCTACCCTTTTTCGATTCTTTCATTTGGGCAGCTGGCAAAACAACCATTCCAAGGTCCTTTGCAGCCTCGATTTCGTACTTTTTGCGCCACGAATACAGGCGGTACCACATGCTGTCGGGTGCCTTACCGGCCTTTATGAGGCTGTCGCCCATTTGAAAGGCCACTGAGCGGCGGTATTGGCTGTAGCCTAGTGCCTTGCCCTTGACGGGCTTCGGGGCCTTACCATCAACGACGGCCAGCCCAAAACGCTTCCAAAGCTTGGCTGGGGTGGTGTAGTCGGCCAAATCACGCCCGGCTTCGGCAATAATCTTGGCGAGCATGGGGGCACCAAAGCCGTGTTGGGCCTCAGCCCACTTCCAGATGGGGAGTGTTTGGGCAACCTTGCCCATCTGGCGGGCGAGTTGGTCTTGCTTTTGTTTGGTGCTTTTGGAGATGATGAAAAGATCTTCAGCGGCCTGAACGAAGAGAGGGTCCTCCTGGTCAACAATCAGCCGTTGGTAGCATTCCTTGACTTTGGCTTTGTCCAGGAACTCGCGGCCAGCGTTTTCACCACTGTCATCGTCACTGTTGGCCATACCCCTATCAGGCAAAAGGTTTTCGTACCCAGTATAAATGCGGGCGCGTGATTTTAGCATGTTTGTCAGCGTGCCAGCCTCACGGATGGCGGTGCGGTGTTGCCTGCCAAGGCCGACGATGGTGCTGATTGCTTCTTTCTGTTGTTCATTCATAGCATCTTCTCCTGTTGTGTTGCACGTTCTTTTTGGTTCTCAACTCACTGATGGCTCGTCGTTGCACTCTGCCACTGGATATCAGGGGCTTAATGGCACACCCTTACAATTCGCCGCGTGGATCTCAAGACTTCATGGGCAAACATTTGCCCTCACCACAACCCGCGCCTTGCTTGTAAGCAAGTTTATACATCCTTCTAAGTGTTTTTATGGAAATTGCCTCACCGACTGTTTTGTTCTTGTGGAAGTAAAGCCTGTCTTTTACAGCACTTTCAAATCTAAATGCCTTGAGGTTGTTGGAAATGTTGGATCGCCGCTGTTTAGTGCTACGGTCAAGGTCTTCCCACCTGCAATCGCAGAGGTATTTCCCTACTGTAGTTACCCAAAAGAACAAGGATGTTTTATGCGCCTCTTCAAAACGCTTGCCACCGCTGGCCCTATCGGCTTTCATTTTTTTGTAATCAGCAAGTTCGGTGTCATTGTCTGATTGCTGCCCTTGGTGGACAGCCTCTCGCTCGTTGTGGCGTAGGGTGCCGAGGTATGTTTGGCACATTAAACGTAGTGTGGGTCCATCGTCTAATATGCTGCTCCATATTTCGGGGCTGGTATGCATTGTGGCAACGATATTTGTTACGGCAACATTTTTGCCGTCTGCGGAGTATTCCCCACGGTGCTTGGAATGCACTTCACTTGCGACTTCTCTGAAGGTTTTCATGTTGCACTCGTGCTGGTGGCAGTGTTGACCTGGGACGCATCACGGGGATCAGGGCCACTTGGTCAATCATATATACGTTTTACCACTCAGGATAGATCCTTAGTTGAGCACCATTTACCTTTTAAGGAGTGTTTGAATATTTTTTCTTATATAAGTGGTTAGGTCTGCATTTGTGTATGACACTGCCAGTGTACCTGCCTCTCGTTTGCAGGAAGTTATGACTTTTCTGCACCTTGTCTTCTTGTTGTCTAGCCAAGTCCGTGTTATGTGGTCATCAAAACCTTTTAGATACCTAGCTGCGGTTCTTCTTGCAGAGCCCTCTGTTTCTGCAAGAATGGCAAATGACTTTGGTAACAATTGCCATTCATCAGTGCTCGGTGGTCTATCTAACAGTGCTAAAATGTAAACGTTCATCTTTTGTCTTTTCCAGCTCTTCCAGAATGAGACCTTCCCTAACATACATAAGAATTTTTCCAAGATTGTTGTGCTTCCTTTTTTTTTCACATTTGGGGCAGGAGCAAGCCCCCCAGAAATTGTCATGCCACCAATTCCCCTCAATGAGAGTTTCATTTCCTGTTCCAATTAACCACTGCTTAAGATTTTCATCCTTATATTTTTTTATCTCAAGGATGGTCATTACCCTAATCCTGATTATTCCCCAATTTTTTCTAATGGTGACTTGCTGGCCAAGGTTCTTTGCTTTTTGTGGTGTGGACGTCAGTGCCACTTTTCTCCTCATCCCAGGGGAGAGAGTCTTGGCTGCTTGATAGGCGTGTTCAACAGAAGGGTATGATATCCCTTCCATTTTTACGGTGCAAGGGTAGAAATTACTAAGAAATTCAAATGAGCCCCTAAAACTGTCAATCATTTTATCCGTCTTTTCTCTTGACATGTTCAGTGTTCTAACATATCTACGTAGCAAGAAGGTTCCTGGTGCTTTTGGTGGGGGCTTTTTAGCGTAATGCCACCAAGGGAATTTTCCCGGCACTGTGAGTGGGGGCTTTTTAGCGTAAGACCACTCTGGAACGCAGTGGGGCCTATGAGAAGGTTTCTCATGGCCCCACTTCAATTCTTACAGTCACAGTCTTGGGTGCGGAAATGGTAGTCTTGATTTTGAAAATGTGCGCCTGCTAATCCTTACCTCACTCCATGACATAGATATTCCATTGACATCCTCCCCACGGATAAATCCGGGGGATTCCGAACCCTCGCGAGTCCGGTTGCTGCCCTGAGTCGCCTTACTGCGCGTGCTCATATCTGACAGCCGTGATTTCCGCCAGCCCGGCGGTATTGATATTGATTCCTGCGTTGATGTCGCGGTCATGGACTGCTCCACATTCCGAGCACATCCACTCCCTGACGTTCAACGCCTTCTTGCCGTCTCGATGCCCGCAGGCCGAACAAATCTGACTGCTCGGATACCACCGGCTGATTTTGACGAAAGTCCGCCCATGCCATGCGGCTTTGTACTCAAGCTGGCGTGTGAATTCGCTCCAGCTCGCGTCTGCAATTGACTTCGCCAGGCAATGGTTTTTCTGCAATCCCGCCACATTCAAATCCTCGACCGATACCGTTTGGTTTTCACGGATGATGCGAGTCGAAAGTTTGTGCAGAAAATCATTGCGCGTATCTGCAATTCTGGCGTGGTGCCGCGCAACCTTCACCCTCGCCTTGTTCCGGTTCTTGCTCCCTTTCTGTTTGCGGGCGTGCCGCCGCTGTAGTTGCGCCAAGCGCACTTCGTGCTTCCGGTAAATCTTCGGTGCCTCGATCTTCTCGCCGTCGCTGGTGGCGATGAAGCTGTTCAAGCCAAGGTCGATGCCGATGGCCTTGTCGTTCACTGGCAGTAATTCCTTGTCGGCCTCGCCCTGGAACGCCACGAAGTACCGGCAGGCCGTGTCCTTGCTGATCGTGATGCTGGTGATCTTGTCCGGCAGCGAACGCGACTCGATGAAGCGCAGCGGCTCATTTGACTTGGCGATGTACAGCGCGCCGTCCTTTAACCGGAAGGCGTTCGACATGAGCCGGATCGACTGCTTGCCATGCTTCGACTTGAAGCTCGGGTATTTGGCGCGCTTGGCGAAGAAGTTGCTGAACGCCTTGTCCTGGTTGCGCAGCGCCTGCTGCAAGGCAACGTTCGACACGTCGTAGAGCCACGCGAGTTCAGGCGCTTGCTTCATCTCGGTCATGCGTGCAGCCGATTTCACGTAGCCAATCTTTGTGCCGTTGAGCGTGTATTCCTTGCTGCGCCAGTCGAGGATTGCGTTCCAGACATACCGCGCGCTACCGAACGTCCGAGCAAGCAGCTTCGCTTGGTCATCGGTAGGGTAGGCGCGGTATTTGTGCGAGCAGTGTTCCATGAGCAAGAGATTACAAAATGCTTGGTGATTTGTCAACATTAACTTCCCGCCTTACCCCATAGCTGAAGCTAGGGGTTTGCGGCGGATATTTGATCAGCCGTGGGTCTTTGCTGCCTGTTTTCCATGTGTGTATTGTTCCTGGGTGTATTCCACCGTTTTCACAAACTTTTTGTAGGCAAGAAAACATGCCGGGTACTTGTTCTTTATTAGCAGTGCAATTCCTTTCTCCATCACACCGACGCAGTTGACGGTGTTTACAATTGCGTCTGTTTTCTGATTAAGTATGCTTCCTGAAATTATACTGAACATTTTAAATTCCTCTATTTATTGTGGCTGTCTCAACTTTGCTTTGGAAGTTTTGGAAACGGGGGGCCGTTTTTCCAGCACCCCCAAAGATTAACAATTGGTGTGCCAAGATCAAGTGCATATTTTATGCAGTTGTGTGTTCCGCCACGAGTTCCATTTCAGAGGGCAACAAGGACATCGCTTTTATCGACCATCCATTCATTTCTTTTTTGCATTGCCCAAGCAGAGTAGCGACCAGGTGTTATGATCTTCACCCTGTCGGCGTAAGTCAGAAGGTGCTTGTACCTCTTTCTGGACTTTTCAGGCCACAAACTTTCCTGTCCGCGAAATGGTACTGCTGCCCAAAGAGGGATTCCCAAGTCAATTGCTGCCTCTGCCCAGGCCGTGTCCCATCCAAGGGCAAGTCCTGAAATGCAAACCGCAACCTTGGCAGCGTTTTCTTCTAGGAAGGCATGTGAAAAGTCATATAACTTCTCATCTGCTTTTTATTGTAGCCATCGAGTTTGTTTGGGCGGTGACCCGTTGCCGAAAGAACAAATGTCATTTTGCATTCTCCTGGGTTTGTTAAACTATACGTTAAATAAAAAAAGAGGCCCCCCACTTTTGATGGGGGCCTGAGTTGATTGGAGTCTGTCTAACAGGGGGGAGTGCTACCACTGAAGGTCGTTGTGTGGCAGTATTATAAGCCTTTAAAAAGAAATGTCGATGGTTTTTATGCTAAGTGTCCTTTATCTACTGGTGGAACTTTTATTGTGGTCACGTTTAAATAGACTTCACCTATTTGTGTTTCCAGAACTTGATATTCCACCTCTGGTGGGAAGTTTGCCTCGGCAAGTGCTTGTAGCAAGGTGGCGCTGTATGAGGTTCTTCCTTCAGCTAGGCTGTCTGGACCTCGAAAGTGATCGTAACCAATGGCATTCATGATCAAACCGTGTGGAACTTTCTTTTTTCCGCACACGATGTCCTTGTGGAGACTTAGGATTGACTGCCTTATGCCCTCGATCTGGTCCAACTTGCTTGTGTTCATGTGAGGTCCCTTTCCTACAGCCGAACTCTTTTTCTGACAACCTTGCTTTTATCTATACGAAACTCCCGTCCAGGATAGCCATCATTTGGATCATCTAATGCTTGTGTGGGGGCCTTTCTTAATGCCTTTATCATCGCGCCTTTCATTGTTTCCCCCTCAGACCTGGAGACAACCCCACATTTGTTCCTGATTGACACTTCCCATGTGCCGGTAACTTCCTTATAGAAGCCATTGGGCATTAAGCCCTTTGACTCCATCTCAATTAATAGATCATCAATGGTTTTTGTCATGGTGTGCTCAAAGTTTAGTCAACGAGTCAGCACACACGCTAAGCATTTTGGTAATGTCGCATAGGCGCAGTGTCATCATCTCTTCAACAGAGATGCCACACATAAGGGCGAGTAGCTTGTAAATCTGTTCTGAGTTTGTGAGGTTTTGTATCTCTATCTTTGCTGCTACCACGTCACACATGATTGGCATTCTCATTTCATATGTTTTTGTATCGGTGACTACTCTTCCAAGTAGTTCACCGGTAGCCTTAACAACATAGTCATTCATCAGCATGTCTCCTGTTTGGCAAAATCAAAAGAACGGCCCGTCCTCATCCCTTATAATAGCAACATTGCCCTGCTTCAGTACAGTCACACAATCAGCAGATGGGCCAAGAACGTGATTCCCTTTCTCATCAATTGCCAGCACTTCATACCTTCCAGTTACGGCACAGGCGGACCTAACATACTCTTCGAACTTACCATTGACAAGAGCTTTGTACGCCTGAAACCCTGGAATATCGATGCTCATGAATGATTTTATGCCGTTGGCGTTTAAATCATTCATTATCTTTGCGTAAAGAAGTGCTATCAACGACGATTCAAACACATCGATGACCGGGATCATTACGTCTGGCCCTCCGTCTGGACGATCCCTCCACATAACAAACGGAACCTTAGAAAATTCCAGCGAAAGGTTTCCATCCTTTTCTTTCCATTCTTGTTTTATAAACTCAAAAACAGTTGTTTTTTCTGAAAGCGTCCCGCCCCCGATAATGCTCATTGCCTCGGTTATCCACTGAGCGGTTTCAATTTTGTTAACTTTCAACAGGTGCGTGCGACATTGTACTGTCGCTGCCGGCTCCGTGTATGTTTGCATTGGAATAATCCCTATCTATTGAAAATTTTACCTTTTTCACTCTACTATACGTGGCTTGACTTTGCGCGGATTTTGTGCATTTCTTTATAATGTTCGCGAACAGAGGAGTGCCAAAAATGCCTGCTGTTTCAACTATTAAGAAGACAGTTGTGGACGACCTTCTCAGTGGTGAAAAAATCTTCAAAGCTTTTGCCTGTGATCAGGTCAAGGCCATTGATTCGGAAAAACGCCTCATTGATTTCATCATCAGTACCGACCGTGTTGACCGCTATGGTGACAGTATTGCTGTCTCTGGGTGGGATCTGAAAGAATACAAAAGAAATCCTGTGGTGCTGTTTGGCCACGCCAGCCGGGTTCCACCGGTTGGGCGGGCAGTCAAAGTGTGGAAGGATGCTGACACACTTCGGGCAACCGCAGAATTTATGCCACCGGACATCAGTGAATTTGCCTACAGCATTTTCAGAATGTATGAGGGTGGGTATCTCCGCTCCGTCAGTGTTGGCTTCATCCCGCTGAAGTGGGAGAAGCTCACTGACGACTCTGGCATGATGACTGGGTTTAAGTTCCTTAAGCAGGAACTTCTTGAGTTTAGCTGCGTCCCAATCCCTGCAAATCCAGATGCCCTGGTTGATGCCAAGAAGAAGGGCATCAATCTGGACCCAATCAACGAGTGGTATGGAAAGCTGCTCGATAATTGGGATGCGGAGGCTGCTGTTGTCACCAACCTGTATGGTGTTGACCGCAAAGGGATTGAGGAGATGAAACAGAAAGCTTCCGGTTCTGGCAAGTCCATCGTTGTTCCTCCAGGGGTGCAGGACCTCCTTCTTGCCGCAAACCTGAAAAAGATTCACCAAGTGGATAAAGTTGAGGAAGGTGCCAGTGTTAGTGATGACGTTCATTACCCGGCTGTTGGTGTGGATGTTGCCAACAGTGCAGGAAATGTCACTTTTAAGTCTGTTGAAGTTTCACAGACTTTGGAGGAAGATAACGAGGACGGTTCAAAGGAAAAGAGCATCACCGTATCCCACCTCGTTGTTGATTTCAGCAAGGTTGCCAAGTTTTCAAAGGCACTCGTTCTTGACAAAAATTCTCCGAGCATCTCCCACAGCATGGAAAATGACACAATCACCGTCAAAGCTTCCAACGGCGAGTTGACCTACAAGGTCCTTGGGGAAGTGGCCGGTGAGGAGGCATTTTGCGGGGAGTTGCTATCCTTTAAGGATAAGACAGGTCGTAACTGTGGTGGCATCCCTTACGGAATGGCTCACCCACAAGGAACGGCAAAGAAGGCAGAAGCAGAGCAGTGGCTTGAAGGATCTGAGATTGTTGCAAAGTGTGCTTCTGTGGAAGACCTCATGGTTATGTGTGCCTGGAAGGCTGACAAGCCAGCAAGTGATCTTACGGTTGAGGACTTCAAACTTCCACACCACACGTGCGGTGGTGATTATGCCGTTGTTTGGAAGGGTTTGGTCAAGGCCACTGCGAGTCTTCCAAAGATTGGTGCTTCAGAGTCCGAGATGTTCATTGCCCAACAGCACTTGGATAAGCACTATAAGGAGTTTGGAAAGGAGGGACCGTGGGATAAGAGCGCCAGTGAGTGGTTGCGCTATCTCCAGTCCGCCGCGTCTGGCAGGACCTCCTCGTGCCGTGGTATGTGCAAGAGCCTTTTTGGTGATGATCTTGTTCCGGAGGAGGTGTGGCCGCTGACTGAAGAGGAGAAGGCTGCACTTGCTGAGGAAGTTGTCACACTTCCAGAAAACAAGGACAAGGAGCAGCCATCTGTGGTTACCCAGTCCTTGGATGTGAAAGTTGCCCCTGTTGTGACGGATGATGAACAACAGGAAACTGGCAAGCCAGAGCAGCAAAAGGGTGCTGCTGACAAGGACGACAAGGACTGTTCCGACATTAGCATTGAGGAGGTGTGTTCAAAAGCGGAGGAGTTTATTTCCCAGCTTGAAGATGAGTTGGTTAAGTTTATCAAAAGCCTTGCACCCCCAAGCAGGAAAGAAATTAGGAAGCTGCGGTTTATTCGTGGCTGCCTATTTGATGTCTTGAAGACACTTGGGGAAGTTATTGGAGAGGAATCACCGGAGGACATCGGTGAGGATGATGAACCAACAAAGAAGCAAGCCCGCCAGTCATTGACATTTGATCAAGTCGACAGGTTCCTTGAGAGCCCGTTGGTGCTTGAAAAAATCAAACTGGCGGTGTCACGTGCCATTGAGAAGGAGCGTGGTCGCCTTCCCAACGCTTGATCACTGTGGGCAAATTTTTAGAAAGAGGATTACATAAATGCCAAAGGAAAACGAAGTCATCAACATGGAAGATCTCGACAAGTTGATTGCCGCGAGCCTCGAAAAGTCGGTGGCTGCTGCTGTTGCTGCTGCCTTGAAGGAATTGCGCCCCGGTATTGGTGATGCGGAAGATGTTTTTGACCGCAACTCCGGTATCACTCGTGGTCGCAAGTTCCAGCTTGGAGAGGACAAGAAGGGCATCGCCGCTGCTCGGCTTGTCCGTTGCTTGGCTTTTGCCAAAGGCGATGTCGCCAAAGCCGCTTGGTTTGCCAAGAAGGCTTTCAATGATGATCTTGGTGATGAGATCCACCGTGCCCTTACAGCCGGTGACATGAGTGCTGCTGGTTCCTTGATCCCGCCCGCTTATGCGGCTGAGATCATCGAACTGTTGCGTTCGGCCACCGTTGTTCGCCGTGCCCAGGCGCGTGTTGTGCCCCTGGATAACGGGACGCTGACCATCCGCAAGCAGACTGCTGGCTCCACCGCCTCATACGTTGGTGAGTCGGAAAACATTGGCGTGACCATCCCGGAAACCGGGCTGCTCGTGCTGTCCGCCAAGAAGCTTGCTGCCATTGTGCCAATCAGCAATGAGCTTCTGAAGTGGACCGCTGGACCGAGCGCGGACGAGTTCGTCCGTGACGATCTTGTTGCTGAGATCTCGGTTCGCGAGGATCGTGCATTCATCCGTGATGATGGCACCGATCACACGCCAAAGGGCATGCGGTATTGGGCGGCTGCGTCCAATGTCACCGCCTCCAATGGCAACACATCCGCAAACATTGAAGAGGACTTCCGTAACCTCATCGATGGGCTGGAAGACAACGACGTCAAGCTGCTGCGTCCGGCGTGGTTCATGCACCCGTCCCGCAAGAACTACCTGCGGAATCTGCGTGATCCAAACGGCAACCTGATTTACCCGGAAGTCCGTCAGGCCAATCCAACCCTGTATGGGTACCCCCTGTTCCCGACGACTAGCATCCCGAAGAACCTGGGTGTTGGTGGAAATGAATCGGAGGTGTACTTCGCCGACATGGCAGACGCCCTGATTGGTGAGGCACAAGGGATTGAGATCGCGGTCGACAGTTCCGCCGCCTACCTCGAGGGCGGTGTGGTCAAGTCCGCGTTCTCCCGTGATGAGACCCTGATCCGCGCGATCGAGATGCATGACTTTGCTCTCCGTCACAACGTCAGTGTTTCTATCAAGACCGGCGTGACTTGGGGCGCGTAAGGTCCCGCCTTGTACGAAACCGGGGAAGGGCGCAGTGCCCTTCCCCATTAAATAAGGAGTGAAACACGATGAATCCTTCTTTCATGCGGAACATCGGGGCCTACTTCGCCTGCGTGCCGGGGTTGGCCTCTGTTGCAAAAACCACTTCGACCGATGGGTCTGCTCTTAACGGTCTGACTTTTGACCGCAACAGCTACGCGGCCATGCTCCTCTCTTGCAAGGTCTCCGTGCTTTGCGCCGCTGTTCTTGCCTCGGACGAGACCCTGACCGTGGCGTGTGCGCTTGAGGACAGTGCAAACGGAAGCTCTTGGGCTGAATATTCCACTGCTGCTGCTGACGTTGTTATCAGTGAAAGTGGTAATGCTGTGGCGGAGTTCAACTTCGACCTTAGCGGTGCCCGTCGGTACGTCCGGCCGGTCATCACTCCAACCCTGAGTGCTACGTCTGCGGACACCGTCACTCTTGGTGCCATTGTCAACGTTGGTGGATCGGTGGAGCTGCCAATCGTGTAAGCAGTATTCTGGACATGGGGTGGGGACAGCCCTGCCCCATGTTCTAAAATAAGGAGACGCTCATGCTGTTAAAGATAAGCGACGGTTCCGGAGGGTGGACCCTACTGGACAACGTTGATAGGGTCCACATTTCGTCTTTGCACAAGGAAATAAGAACAGCAGATGATCTCAGTAACATAAAAACCCCGGGTGAGAATGAAAGGGTTGTGTTGATTTCAAAGGATTGCTTTCCACTGAAAAACGGACGAGGAATTGACACTGGGATTCTTGAGGTTGTTCGTGGTGGAAAGTTGCTATCAGTCATCTACACGGACGTTACCTACGTGTGCGATGACAGAGGAAACACTATGGAGAAGGTTGTTGTTCGTTAACTTAGGAAGATAGGAGCATGTCATGAAAGATGCAATCAGGTTTGTTCGACGTTCTGGGATTTATGGGCCAAATGATATTGCGGCGTTTGCGCCCGCTGTGTCGGCCTCCTATGTCAGGGCCGGGGTGGCAGTTCGAATGAAGCCAGAGGGCCAGAAAACAGCCGACAGCCCCCCTGCAAAGCCCACCGTTACCCAGGTTGTGGACCAGGACCCCCAAAAGGTTGACGAGCCAGCCGGTATGCCTGAAGCCGAAGACGCTGATGAGGAAGCGGACCGCAGTGCTGAGTCCCGCAAGCGCACGCGCATCATGGACACCGGAACAAAGGAATTCAGTAGTGTGACCAAGGCAAAAACCACAAGGAAGCCCCGGGTCAAGAAGTGAGGGTTTGTTATGAGCATCGTCGTCGTTACCGCCGCAACGGACAGCTTGCTGACCACAGTGGATGCGGTCAAAGTGGAGCTCAACATCTCAGGAACCGACGACGATGCTCACATTACCAACCTAATTCAGGAAGCATCCGATCTGATCAAAAATTATACTGGACGTGTTTTTGGGAAAGAAAAAGTAAGAGAGACTATTGGTGCAAAGGGCCTACCGGAGATCCTTCTTGAGAGGACGCCAATTGTTTCTATTGAGGGCATTACATTCAACGGTTTGGCCATTACTGATTATTCTATTCAGGATGCAGACGCCGGGGTGCTGTTTAAGGTCAGTGGTTGGACAAGTACGGAACTTTCCTGGACAACTTTTGCAAGGCACCCTTCCCAGTACATGGAGCCTTTGTGGGCATTCACTTATTGGGGCGGGTATGTCCTTCCAAATTGGGACGACACCATGGACCCAAGGACACTACCACATGACTTGGAGCGGGCGTGCATAGATATTGCAAAGACTCTTTACAAGGCCCGCAATGTGGATGGAACAATAAGCAGATACAAGATTGGAGACACCGACGTTTCTTGGGATAAGAAGGCTGGGTACTTCAGCCAGAGCGTTTCAGGTGTCCTGGACTTCTACAGGAGGGCATACTGATGTCCTTCCTTAATGCATTTCTAACCCAGACAGCTACCTATTGGGCACCGGGTGCCCCCGATGGGTATGGTGGGTATACATTTGCATCTCCTGCCCAATTACGGGTGCGGTGGGAGAATAGATCTGTTGCTGCAACAGATCAAAATGGGAAACAGTTTCTATCAAGGTCGATCATCTACCTTGAAAACGATGTTGTTCTTGATGGTTACTTATTTCTTGGGGCAAGTTCCACCGTGGACCCAAGAGGCGTTGCCGGGGCGGTGACCATAAAGGATTTCAGGAAGGTGCCATCCCTTGATGGGTCAGAGTTTGAAAGAAGGGCTCTGCTCTAATGGCCATAAAGAAAACAATTTTTGCCGGTGGGCAGACTGGGGTTGATAACTCCAGGTCGATAAATGCTGCAATTTCGGCATACAAAGAGTTTGCTGAGGTTGCCCGCAGTGATGCTGTCAGGATACTGCGTGGCGTTGGCAGAATAATCCTAGATTCAACAATACCGTTTGTCCCACTTCAGACAGGTGCATTGAGGGAAAGCGGAAGGTTTAATGTTGAACGAACTAGGCAGGGTGCGAGGCTGGTGATTTCGTTTGGTGGTGGTGATTATCCTGTTACCCCAACTGAGAATGCACCAACCGGTTTTGTGGATTATGCAGTTCTTGTACATGAGGATTTAACAAGGAACTATAAGGTTGGTGGTCCAAAGTTTTTGGATCTCGGCATTGGGGCAGCAAGAACACAATTTGACCAGTACGTGGTGGATGAGTTTAGGAAGTTGGCAAAATGACCGCACCAACTGTTGATATGAAGGATCTGCTGGTCAGCCAGGGCATAGGGGCGTTTGCTGCCTCAACCGGTTGGGGGATCTATATTGGCAATGAGCCTGATTCCCCAGATACCACGATTACTCTTTTTGACACGCCCGGGGAGCCAGCAAACCCAAAGTTCCGCCTTGATTACCCACGCTGGCAGTTGCGTACACGTGGAGCACCAAACGGGTACCCTGCTGCTTTTGATAAGGCCACGGCGGCAAGGAATGTTCTTCTTGGTCACGCTGCAACCGTGATCAATACATCAAGGTATGATGGTATTTTTCTTGTTACGGATACGTTTCTTTTGAAAATTGATGAAAAGCAGAGGCCCATATTTGTGAGTAATTGGAGGGCGTTCAAAGAACCTGCATCAGGTGGAAACAGGGTTTCACTGTGAAGGAGTTGGGTACTGTTGTTTGTTTAGGTAGATAGCGAGGCGATCAATTCAAATGGGCTCTTTGCCCCGGCTAAGGAGGTTTAGGAATGGTTACGACTGCAAAAATTGTTCAGGTGTCCGACGATAGTGGCGTCACCTGGAAAACACTTCCTGGTGGAAGTGGCGATTGGAATGATGAGGCCGGGCAGATCAACGACACTATCTTTGGCCATACCTTCCAGTCCAACCAAACCGGTCTCATCACGTGGACTGCAAACGCAAACGCCATCTATAAGGGGTTTGCCGGTTATGTGGCAAAGCTGAAGAAGTCCGGCACGTCAACGACTTTCACAACTGAGGCGATGTCTCTGGTCTCCGGAAAGACCTATGAGATTGCCGACGCCACAAAGGATGTTTGGGACCGGTCAGTGGTTCCGAGCGTTTATGCCGACGCAGTCCTTGTCAATGCCAGCAACATCGAGTCAATCGATTACTTGTTTGGCCGGGTCACCTTCATCTCAACCTACACCCCGGCCGGTGCGGTAACCGTTTCTGGCAAATACCTTCCTATGGCGGAAATCTCAAAGATCAACAGCTTCACCCTTACGCAAACCGCCGCCATCATTGACAAGACCGACTTCGCCCTTGCCAGGACGACTGGGTACAGGTCGTTTGACCCAGGTCTCCGTACTGTTGGTCTGCAAACCGGTGGTTTCTATGATGTCACCAATGACCTTGTTGACATTTTGGACGCCAGGGAAGAAATTGTTTCTGAGATCAACCCTGATGGAAGTGGGCTGTCAATGGCCCGTGGGTTTGTGAAGATGGCCTCCAGGACACAGTCCGGCGACGTTGGTGCCTTGGAAGCTGAAACTGCAAACTTTGGTCTCACTGTTCCTGAGAACATTGATACGGTTTTCGCCTGGAGGCACGATTCCTCCACAACTCTTTCCGAAGCTATCCAGATCGTTCTTAACGGGTGGCTGAACGAAACCCCAATCATGGTGCGCTACCTTCCAGACGGTGTTGGGTCCGTTGGCTTTAGTGGCGAGTGCGTGGTCACGGACGTTTCCCTTAGCAGCAGCCTTGACGCGATGAATGTGTTTGCTGCCAAGTTCCAGGGTTCTGGTGAGCCAACAAGGGGCACGGCTTCATAACCATCGCGGAAGTGCAACAATGTCGATGAAGTACAAAAAGGTGATTGGTCAAGCTTCCGGGTCTTCTGTTGCAGCAGGATTCATCGTTTGGTACTGGAACGGAACTCACCCGGAAATGCCAATCACTGCGGAGTTGGCTGGTGGTATGGGGGCGCTTGTTGGTCCGGTGTTGGCATACTTGGTTTCGTGGTTGCCAACGCCCCCAATTAGGTAGGTGGGGGGACTGCCCCCTCCACCTAGTGTAGCAAGGTAGATAGACAGGAGAATTAAATGGTTGCCAAACAGGTTCCAGTGACTAGCCAGATGCGTGATGAGCTCCGCTCGCTCATTTTTGCTGGCAAGAACAAAGAACAGAAGAGCGTCAACATTCAGATGTTTGGGAATGAGGTTGAAATCCGTCAGCCAACTGTTGGACAGATCTCCAGGCTTGCCAAATTGCAGGCGGATGAAAAGACCGACGCACTCATTTCCATCATGCTTGAATACTGCTATGTTCCAGGGACAGACCAACGTCTATTTGACCGCGAGGATGTTGAATCCATCAACAGCCTTCCGGCCGGGCAGTGGCTTGCTGATCTCAACAAGGCCGTTCTCGAGCTTACCGGCCTGAACGTGGAAGTTGCGGAAAAAAACTGAGAAATGACGGCCTTCGTTTTGCCGTCATGATGGTTGCTGAGGCACTTGGGAAGTATCCAAGAGAAGTTGAAGAGGAGTGTACCTACGATGAGATCATGGAGTGGTTGGCTTACTTTAAGCTAACTTCCAGAGATCCAAAAGGTTCTGGTGGCCAGCCAACTGTGGCACCATCAGTGCCTCCAATTTTAGGAAGAGGTGCCCCCATTACTAGTTGGGGTGCAGGCAGACGGAGGTAGATACCTTGACCACTCTTGCTGAACTGTCTTATGCAATCACAGCGAACACGGAGGGCCTGAATAAGGCCCTCCCTATCCTTAACAGAATGGCAACGACCATGAATGCGCTGGACAAGACCGTCCAGCAATTCGGCAAGGCCGTACAGGAGCAAAGTGCGGCCATGGCTAAGTCTATTACCGCAGTGGGTGAGGCA